ATCCAACGAAAGCGAAAACTAAAGATGAATATGGACATAGATATGAACAAAAAATGGTAATGTATGGTATAAAGAACAACCCTGTAAATGTTGTTGTTGCATGGAATGTTACTGAAGAAGGCGCCCATCTTGCGTCTGCTTATATCAAGGAGGTTTCTGATGAAGATAGAAGAATTTGATACAGTCATTTTAAAAAATGGCCAATCTGCAACAGTAGTAGAAAAGCTAAGCGAAGATACTTTTATTGTTGATATAGGCGATTCACCAAAAGATTGGGATACCATAACAATTACAATCGATGAAATAGAAAAAGTAGCACCTAGAGAAATCTAAGTGCTTTTTTTGTGCTCGGAAATGAGCGAGAAATGAAATATCAAAAAATAATTTAACCGTACGGAATCCCGTACGGTTTTTATATTGTCCAAGCATTGAAGACTTTAAAAGCTATGGAAAATACAGTCGGGGACGACTTTAAAAATAGGAGGTTCGAAATGAACGAAGAAACACAAACAGTCGAAACGGTTGAAGAACAAAAGGTACCTGCAGAACCTACACCACAACCGCAAGACGAAAAGAAGTACACGGACGCAGATGTCAATGCTATCATCGATAAGAAATTTGCTAAGTGGAAATCAGAGCAGGAAGCTAAGGAGAACGAAGCAAAAAAACTACGTGAGATGAACGAAAATCAGAAAGCTGAGTATGAGCGTAAGAAACAAGCTGATTACATTGCTGAACTTGAAGCTAAAATCAATCGTAGTGGACTTGAGCGTGAAGCCTCAAAAATGCTATCTGAGGGCGGTATTGCAGTAGATGATAAAATCCTAGGTCTTGTTGTCAAAGATACCGCAGAGAGCACGCAGGAGGCTGTAGAGAGCTTTGTAGCTTTAGTGAATGAACTAGCTGACAGAAAAGTTGGCGAAAAATTAAAAGGTAAAACGCCTAAGAAAATGGAAGATACATCCGCAGGCGAAATTACCAAAGAACAATTCAACAAAATGGGGTATCAAAGTAGAAACGAATTACTACGAAACAACCCTGAACTATATCACAAATTGAAAGGATAAAAATATATGACACAAACTAAAATTGCACAATTAGTAAACCCTGAAGTAATGGCTGACATGGTTTCAGCTAAATTACCAAAAATGATCAAATTCACTCCACTTGCTTACGTTGAGCGTGAGTTAGTCGGACAACCTGGAAATACTTTAACAGTTCCTAAATGGGAATATTCTGGTGATGCCAAAGACATCGAAGAAGGCGTAGCAATCGAGCCTGACCAATTAACTACTAAAAAGTCTACAATGACAATCAAAAAAGCTGGTAAGGGTATTGAATTAACAGACGAAGCTGTTCTTTCTGGTTTAGGAGACCCAATCGGTCAAGCGACTCATCAAATCGCTTTAGCTATTGCAAATAAAGTAGACAATGACTTAGTTGAAGAAGCTAAGAAAGCTACTCAATTCGTTGCGGAAGCACCTACAACTGGTGATGCACTTGATAAAGCCTTGGCAATGTTCGCAGATGAAGAAGATGCTCGCTATGTTGCGATTATCAATCCTGCAGATGCTATCGACTTACGTAAAGACACTGCTAAAGAGTGGGTTCGTGGTTCAGAAATCGGTGCTAACATCGTTGTATCTGGTACATTCGGTGAAGCACACGGCGTTCAAATCGTACGCTCTAAGAAAGTAGATAAAGGTAAAGGATTCCTTGTTAAAGTTTCTGCTGTTGAAACAGATACAGACGATGTTGCTAAGTATGGAGCATTCGTTATCAACTTAAAACGTGATGTGGCTGTTGAAACAGACCGTGATATTTTAAAGAAAACAACTGTTATCACTGGTGACGAACACTATGGTGTTTACTTATACGACCCTACAAAAGTTGTAAAATTCGGAGGCGCTTAATATGGGGATGATGTTACGACGACATCACCATAAAAAGCCTGCTGAGACTGAAGCTATCAATTATAGCGACTTAACAGTTAAAGAACTGCAAGATATTGCGAGAGAACGTGATATCAAAGGTTATTCAACGTTGAACAAAGAGGAACTTATCGCAGTATTGGAGGGATAGCATGAAAAATATCACTCAAGCGAAGATATTGCTAGGGATTGAGGATGAACTTCAAGATAAGTTACTAACAACCATAGCAACGTTGACTACCGCTAACTTTTTAGCTTACGCGGGCGTGGATGATGTCCCTGAGGGCCTTGAGTATATTATTACTGAGGTCATTATTAAAAGATTCAATAGAATAGGTGCTGAAGGGATGATTAATCATTCCTTGGAAGGTACGTCTATGAGATTCGACTCTGATGATTTCAAAGAATACGATAGTGTGATTAAGCGAGTTTGTTCTAAAACATTTAATGCGGGGTTTAAGATGCTATGAGATATAACGAAAGAGTGGAAATTATCGCTAAGCAACAAGAAGAGTATGATCCAGAAACAGGCGAATATACTTCTAATGAAGGCGAAAGATTGATTGTCCCAGTCCACGTTATGGACTTGGGCGTTGATAAACAAGTCGCAGTTTTTGGAGAGTATAAACGAGGTTCAAAAGTGGTTTATTTCCAAAATGCTCCTAAAATCGCATTTACTTATCTCAATTATCGAAAAGAACGCTATAAATGCAGAGCAGATAAGCAGTCTGGGAGAGTATTCTACTTAGAGAAGGATAATTCTATTGGGTAGCTTACAATTTGAACTAAAAGGCCTTGAGAAACTTCAAACTAAACTTCAAAGAGTGGCTAAAATGGAAGAGGTTGAGCGCATCGTTGAGAAACACGGTACTGAAATGCAGAAAAAAGCAGTTAACAACGCTTCCAAGTTCAGAGGGCACTATGAGGGTCGAGGCAAAAATAAACATTTTGTCAAACCGACAGGGGCGACTAAGCGTTCTATCTCTGTTAACAGTAGCAAGGTCGGTAGATTTAAATATAAAGTTGCACCAGGCACTAGCTATGCTGCTTACGTTGAATTAGGAACTCGCAAAATGAGCGCACAGCCGTTTATCAAACCAGCTTTTGACGAACAGAAAAAACTATTTAAAAATGATTTGGAGAGGTTGGTTAAATGAAATCAAGAGAGCAAGCAGTTTTTGACAGCGTATTTAAACGTTGCCAGAATTTAGGGTATAAGACATACGACTACAAACCAGACGACAATGTGCCTTATCCGTTCGTTGAGTTAGAGGATACGACTTCTATACTCGTGCCAAACAAAACGGACGTGAAAGGAACTGCCGAACTGGTCTTATCGGTGTGGAGTACCCGCAAAAAACGAAAACAAGTATCAGATATGTGTTCGAGTATCTTAGCAGAATCGATGAAGATTGTTGAGGCGGACGGCTATTATGTAGCCTTGAATGTTTCACAATCTACAATATCGATTTTCGATGATAACACGACAATCGAACCGCTAAAACGTGGTCGTGTTCGTCTAGTATTTACAATTTTATAAAGGAAAGAGGTTAAATAAATGCCAGTTGCAAAAAAAGGTATTGACAGTATTTTATTATTTCGCTTGTTAAGTGACGCAAGCAAAGCAGACGGTGCTAAATTAGCATTCCAAACTGAACATTCAACAGAAAAGAGCCGTGACACTAACTCAGTTAAAACTAAAGATGGAGTTTTACAATCTGTAGGCGGTATTGAGGTTTCAATTACTGCTACAACGATCATGGCGGAAGATGACGAGCTTGTTGCAAAATTAGAAACTGCTATGGACAAGGGCAGCCTCGTTGAAGTTTGGGAAATTGAGAAAAACGCTAAAAAACAAGGTGACAAATTCGAGGCGGTTTATTATCAAGGTTACTTGACTTCATTCAAGAAAACTAAAAACGCAGAAGATTTAATCGAGTTGGAACTTGAGTTCGCAGTAAATGGTACTGGTGTTAAAGGTTATGCAACTCTTAACACTAGCCAAGCGGAAGTGGTTCAATATGAATTCGCTGATACAACTAAAGGAACAGCTAGTCCAGCAGCAGCAGGGCCTGGTTTAGGTTAGAAATTAAGAGAGGTTAACGCCTCTCTTTTTTATTGTATTTTTTAGAAAAAGGAGAAATAACAATGCAATTAAAAATCAATGATAAAACTTACAACATTAAATTCGGAGTAAAATTCGTTCGTGCGTTGGATAAAGCTTATCCAATCGAGCAACAAGGATTAAAATTTGGAATGGCTCTATCTGCTAAAATTCCAGAATTATACGCTAAGAATATCGCATCATTAGCGGATATTATCTACTACGGAACAGTTACAGAAAGCCCACGCCCTTCATTATCGGAAGTTGAAACATACGTTGAAGAGTGCGAAGATCTAGAACAATTGTTTGATGATGTACTTCAAGAATTGAGTGAGTCAAATGCGGGTAAGTCTTTGCTACAGGAGATGAATCAAGGTCTCAAGAAGAAATAATTGAGAAATCTTCTATTGAAACGTTTGAGGAAATCATTATAAATTGTGTTCGATTTTTAAACATTACTGACATGAACGAGATAGGTCGTATGACAATGTACGAGTATGACTTGTTGATGACTGGAGTGTTGTTAAGAAAGCAAGATGAAGATGAACTCTTACATCGTTCTGCTTGGTTAACTAGACAGGTAGAAGCTACTAAGTCGGACGGTAAAACTCCTTTGTATAAGAAATACAGTGATTTTTACAAAAAGAAAGATACTAAGCAAAAGTATCAACTCTCAGACAAAGAGAAAGAACTCTTACTGAGAGCAAATACGTAATGAAAGGAGGTATATAATGGCAGAGACTTATTCAGTCGAGGCGGTATTAACCGCAGTTGATAAGGGAATGAGTTCTACTTTGAACGGGCTACAAAAAGCAATCAACGGTCTTCAAAAGTCGTCAACCGCATTTGATAAGATTTCAGAGAAGAGCGGTTCAATGTTCAAGTCAATGCTTGGCGCTGAACTTGTTGGATCAGCAATTAAATCCGCTTTTGGAAGTATCAAAAGTACTATGGGCGAAATGGTCGGAGAGTTGAACAGTTCCAAAAAAGCGTGGGATACGTTCGATGGAAACCTCAGTAAATTAGGTTGGGGTAAAGACCAAATCAACCAAGCTAAAGAGGCCATGCAAGACTATGCAACTAAAACTATCTACTCAGCCTCAGATATGGCTAGTACGTTCTCTCAAATGGCGGCGATTGGTCGAAAAGATAGTGGCGAGCTTGTAAAAGCTATGGGCGGTCTTGCAGCATCCGCAGAAAATCCTAAGCAAGCAATGACGTCTCTTTCTCAACAAATGGTTCAAGCTCTAGCTAAACCGAAACTTACTTGGCAGGACTTCCGTATCATGATGGAACAAGCTCCAGCAGGTATGAGCGCAGTTGCTAAAGAAATGGGAATGTCGCTAAATGATTTGATTCTCAAAATTCAAGCTGGAGAGGTTAAAACTGATGATTTCGCCGAAGCGTTTAAACGTGCTGGGGCATCCATGCAAGATATGGCTACACAATACAAGACGATTGACCAGGCTATGGACGGATTGAAAGAATCACTTGCAAACAAACTCAAACCCGCTTTTGATACATTATCTAAAGCAGGTATCAAAGCTTTAGAAGCGATTATGAATCAGATTGATAAGGTTGATTTCAATAAGTTAGCAACAAATCTAGAAGGCTTTTTAAGCAAGATTGACTTTGAAGCAGTTATCGGAAAAATAACATCGTTCGTGGGTTCAGCCACTGCTAAAATAAAGGAATTTTGGCAAGGTTTCACAAATACGAGCGCAATCTCTGATTTTAAACAGGCATTGAGCGAAGTTTGGGAAGCTGTCAAGAAAGTATTTTCATCACTTTCTGGCGGAGATGTGGCTTCTTTTGGTGAAAAGATTGGGAAAGGATTGTCAGTAGCTTCCGAAGCGATAAAAGCTTTTGCTAAAGTGGTTCAAAGCCTAAGCCCTGAACAAATTCAAGCAATCGCCAAAGCTTTTATTGGTTTTAAGGTTGCTCAAAGGGCAATAAAACCAGTGGCAAGCGCCTTAATAGGACTAAGTAAGGGAATTGGCGCAGTTAAAGCCGTTTTTGGTGGTTTAGCAAGCTTTACAAGAGTGGCAAAAGCTTTAGGTGGCATTGCTAAAGGCTCACAAGCCGCTAGCTCAGCCTTAACATTCCTGTCTGGAAGTTCAAAACTTGCTAAGGGCGCACTAATCGGACTAAACATTTTCAGTAAAGTGGGCGGTTGGATTGGCTCAGCAGTTTCAGCAATCGTTGCTTTCCTCGGCCCAGTCGGTTTAGTGATTGCCGCAATCGTGGCAATTGGTGTGGCGTTCGTTATTCTTTGGAATAAATGTGAAGGTTTCAGAAACTTTTTCAAAGGTTTATGGGATGGCATTGTCAACATCGCTTCAAAAGCTTGGGAAGGTATCAAAAATGCTTGGAATGGCGTTGGCGAATGGTTTTCTAATCTTTGGAATGGCGTTAAAGAAACGGCTTCAAATCTTTGGAATGGTTTCCTAGAGACGGCTAAGCCAGTAATCGAAGCTATTAAGAACGCATGGAATAGCATTACAGAGTTCTTTTCAGGGCTTTGGGAAGGTATTAAGTCTTTTGCTTCAGGCGTTTGGAACAGCTTTGTAGAAGGTGCACAACCAATAGTTGAAGCGTTGATGAATGTATGGAACGCCTTATCAGAGTTCTTCTCAACTTTATGGGACGGTATTGTTTCAATAGCTAAGACTGTTTGGGAAGGTATTGTCAACGTAGTTAAAACGGTTGTTGAAGTGATTAAAGGCGTATGGAACGGCATTACAGAGTTCTTCACTAATCTTTGGAACGGCGTCGTGGAGGTTTCTACAAATGTATGGAATGGATTCGTTGAATTTATAACGCCAGTAATTGAAACGATCAAAGGTTTGTGGAATGGATTCGCAGAATTCATGTCTGGTATTTGGAACGGCATTGTAGAGGTTGCTACAAACGTTTGGAATACACTTACATCTGTTGTTGAAGCGGTTTGGAATGCTATTCAGCAGGTTATAACGAACGCTATCCAAGTTATCCAAAACGTGATTACAACATACATGCAAATTGTTCAAAATGTATGGAATGCAATTTGGAATGTATTTACTACAATCGTTCAGACTGTATGGACTGTTATTTCAACGGTTATTTCAACTGTATTGAACGTGATAGCAGGCATCATCAAAACGGTGACGGCTATTATTAAAGGTGATTGGAGTGGCGCTTGGGAGGCTATTAAAGGAATAGCGGAAACTGTTTGGAATGGTATTAAGACGGTTGTTGAAACTGTCATTAATGCAATTAAAGACATCATTAGTACCGTTTTGGGAGCTATTAAAGATACTGTGACCACAATCTGGGATGGTATTAAAGAATTTATTAGCGGTGCAATTAATGCGATTAAAGAGACGGTAGTAAATGTTGCTAATGGTATGAAAGAAGGTTTCTTGGGTGCGATGGACGCACTTAAGGGCGGAGTTTCTAGCGCGATTGATGCAATTGGTGGATTCTTTGATAAATTGTGGCACATTGACTTGTTTGGTGCTGGTAAAGCGATTATGGAAGGCTTCATCGGTGGTTTGAAATCAATGTGGGATTCAGTAACTAGTTTCGTGGGCAATATCGCAAACTGGATTGCAACACATAAAGGTCCTATCTCTTATGACCGCAGATTGCTTATCCCTGCTGGACAAGCTATCATGGGCGGTTTCAATAGAGCTTTAATGGGTGGTTTTGAAGATGTCAAAGGCAATGTGTCTGGAATGGCAGACGGCATCCGTTCGATGTTCGATGACGCAGGATCTAGAGTTTCCGCTATGTCAAATGCTTTACAAGGCGACTTTTCTAATAACGTATCTGGTACATTATCAGCTACTTATGAAGTTAACCAGACGAAAGAGCCTGCTGTTATCAACCTTGCGCTTGGTTCTAATGATTTTAGAGCCTTTGTTTCAGATATTTCAAACATTCAAAGTAAAGAAGAAAGGATAAGATTGAAGGCTTCAAGCCTTTAATGGTGGTTTAAATGTATACTTTTAATGACACAACAAAAGGCACACCAACATTTAACTCTGGTTTAGAAGTTCAATTTGGCGGTGTAAGCCTCAATCAAGAAATGAATAACGAGGACGGAACGTTTTTCGTGGCGAATACCACGGGACGGGACGTCCTTGATTTTCACCACGAAACAGCGAACATAAAAGGTCGAGACGGTCAATATCTCTATGGTGCGACTTACAAAGAGCGTGAAATTGAGGTACAGGTCAGACTAACTGGATATACTGATTTAGGCATGCGAAAACAGTATGAGCGTTTAAACCGCTTGTTGTTTTCACGTCAAGCTAAAAAATTAGAGTTTGGCGATGATGGAGAGAGATATTACAAAGCTATCTTTTCAAAAGTTAAGAAACCAGAACTAGAAGATGCGAATGATACAGTTATCAAGTTGCATTTCATTTGTTACGACCCGTTCAAGTATACTGAGCCTAAAAGCACAGGAAGTAACAAGGTAACTTATGACGGAGATTTTCCAACAGAGCCTATTTTGTATCTTACAACGCAAGCAAGTTCTGAAATTCGCATATTACACCTTGAAACTCAAAAATATATCAGATTAAAAGCTACTTACGTTCAAGATTCAAGTCTGATTGTTAATTGTGAGACTAGAGAAATCACGTTAAACGGAAGAAACGAGTTGATGAATTTTGATGTGGTTAACAGTCGATATTTTAAACTTCAAAAAGGCGTGAATACATTTCAAGTTGAGGGCGCTACATTGAATGACATCCAGTATAAAGAGGTGTTTGCATGATTTATTTATTCAATCAAACAGAGGAACTGATTGATGTAATCGATGAAGCGAGCCTTGCGGATTTTACACATACGATTGAATTGAATCAATTTGATAGAGCGAGCTTTGAAATCCCTGTAGATTACAAGCCTAACATTATCAAAGAAGCCCAGTTTTTTGGTTTTCAATCAAGAGACGGGGCTTTTTGTTTGTTTAGAATTTCTGAAAAGTCCTATGATATTGGATTGTCTATACAAGGTATAGACAGGGCAGAAAGTGACTTACATTCATTCATCATCGAGAATAAGCGTCCTAGAGGAACTGCTGAACAAGTATTGAGTGGAATTTTAGAAGGTACAGGATATCAATTAGGAAATGTAGACGGCTTGACTAGAACAGGTAAATTGAGTTTCTACTACATTTCTGTTCGTCAAGCGCTCGTTAAAATAATTGAATCGTACGCTTGCGAGTTTAAAGTCAGATATACCTTTGTTGAAAACAAGATAATCGGACGATACATTGACCTCAACCAGCGTTTCGGACGTGTTACAGGTCATCAATTCGAGTATGGCACTAACATTCTGAATGTTACCTATGAGGAATCGTCAGACGATGTTGTAACAGCTCTTATCGGAAGAGGTAAGGGCGAACAAAGCACGGATGAAAATGGCGAAGCAACTGGCGGTTATGGTCGTAGAATCCAGTTTAAAGACGTTGTTTGGACGGTTGCAAATGGCGACCCTGTTGATAAACCAGCAGGGCAGAATTATGTAACAAATGAAGAGGCTAGAAATATCTATGGCTTACATCAGAATGGCGTTATTAAGCATCGTTTCGGTGTCTATACCAATGAGGATATTGAAGACCCTATTGAGTTACTAAAAGCGACTTATAAAGAGTTACAACGCTTATCCGTTCCAATCGTTACGTTCAAAGCTAATCTTTTAGATCTAGCCAATGCGATTGAGCAAGATATTTGGATTGGTGACAGCGTCGGAATCGTAAGAGACCAGATAGGAATTGCTTTTGAAGCTCGAATCCACAAATTGGTTATTGATAAATTGGATAATAACCGTTCAATCGCTGAGTTGGGCGATTACCAGACATTACAAGCTAAAGACCGTGCGAGCCGTCAGCAAGCTATCAAAGAAGCAGTTGGTGACTTTAGCGAATCACTATTCGAACAATCTATTGCGAATGAAGTTGAAAGACGTAACAAGGAGATTGACGAAAAGGTTCGTATTATACAGCTTGAAATTGATAATGTTATCAAAGAATATCAAAGCAAGTCTGAAGATTTCAGCGCTAAAATCCATGAAGAAGTGGAGAAAGAGCGTCCTGAGTTCTTGAAGCGTATCCGTGAAGAGTTGATGAGTGGTGCGGACTCAATCGCTGAATTGAGTAAGAAATTAGAACAGGTCAGCGAGACCGCAAGAATCAACGCTGGTTTAATTGGTGGCGATGGAACTGCTAAGTATAACAAGAATCGCCTCAATGGTAGCACTGCTAAGAAGATTGCATACGGTACTGATTATGTCGAAGTTGGACACAATGGAGAAGGCTTTGAACTAGGTAAGCAGTACGTCATCAGTTGGTCCGCAACATGTACTCCTTACGGAAAAACGGACGTGACTGTAATCATAAACAAAATACCGTTTTATGGTGGACACGTTCATTTTGAGCCTGCTAATCCACACTTGCCAGTGATTGACAAAGACTTAACTCAGAAAGAGGAGCAAGTCTTAGCGGTTTACAACGGAACTTATCGCCTGACATTCTCTGGTGACTGGTATCAGAACGCAGTTCAGTTTGCGACGATTGATAATCGGGCAAATCGAATTGAGTTTGAACCAGTCTATAAGACGGTTGCTGACGGGCAAAATTCAATATATGACGGAAGTTGGAACGAAAGTCCAACATTTATTTTTGATGGAGGTGTAGCATGACAGAAACAATACCAATTAGAGTGCAACACAAACGCATGTCAGCGAGCGATTGGGCAAATAGCCCTCTTGTTCTGCTCGATGGTGAATTAGGTGTTGAGAGTGACACAGGTAATGTCAAGGTTGGAAACGGGCGTGACCGATTCACAGCCTTGCAATATCTAACAGGCCCAAAAGGCGACCGCGGTGAGCGTGGCGAAACTGGTCCAAAAGGTGCGGACGGTGTTATGCGATTCGAGGAGCTTACAAGTCAACAGAGAGAATCGTTAAAAGGCGCTCAAGGACCTAAAGGAGAACAAGGACCCCCAGGACCAGAAGGGCCTAGAGGGGTAGCAGGATCCCCAGGATTACGAGGAAACGATGGGGAACGTGGACTTCAAGGACCCCCAGGACCAGCGGGACCTAAAGGTGAAAACGGTCGAGATGGTGCTCAAGGACCAGCAGGGGCTAGAGGTGCAGACGGTGCGCCTGGACAAAATATTATTAATCAAAACGGTGGGCAAGCTCTAAAATATTGGTTCGGTTCTAAATCTCAATATGACGCAATTCCTAACAAGGATAGTAACACTATCTACGATGTATACGAGTAGGTGGTAGTATGGCTAGAGAAGGAATTTATGTAGGAAACAAGGAAGTTACACAGCGTTATATCGGCGCAAAGCTTGTTTGGGTAAAAATAAGACTGTTATTTAGTGGTGACGTATCAATAAATTATGATAGTCACAACAAACAAATAACACTGAATAAGGATTTTTCACAAAACAAGATAAAAACAGTTGAGATAAACGGGAAAGAAATTTCGTTTTCTAAAATCGAAAACAAACAAGGGAAAACTTATGTAACTTTCACAGAATCCCTAGAAGAATTTGAACGAAAAACGGGATTTAACCGGTACAGAAGTTTCTATGGTTCGATTCCTATTAAAGTTTACGGAGGTTAAAGATGGACATCACTATTCAAAACGTCCGTGCGCCTGCTCTTGAGCATAACGGGCGATATTATAAGGTATTTCAACCACAAACACGAGATGAACTACTGAAACTACATCACATGGGGTGCGCTGGAGACACGGTGTTAACGGATATCCAGCTTGAACAGGGAGATTTTCCAACCAGCTTCGTTGAACCTACTGTTACGCAACGGACTTTGTCTGGATTGTTTAAAGATATGCGTTCTATCGAACTGGAATTGAGAGACCAAAACAGTACTCTTTGGAGCAAAATTCAAAAGAGCAACCAAGGTGCATTGACTCAATTCTTCGATACGAATGTTAAGAGTGCGATTGCACAAACGGCAAACGAAATCAGACAGGAAGTGCGAGATGCATCAAATAGTGCAAGAGTTCAAGTTACATCGGAAGGTGTGACAATCGGTTCTACTACATTAACGGGCGAACAGTTAGCCTCTACCATTTCCACAAGCCCTAGAGGGATTGACTTTATCGCTCCGAAAATTAAAGTCAAGTCTGACATGCTCGTGGACGGTGCGATAACTGCTAGCAAGATAGCTACAGGCTCTGTTACTGCTGACGCTTTAGACGCTGGTTCGGTGACGGCTGACAAAGTTAAATTCGATACTGCGTTCATCCAGCGGTTAGTTTCGCAACAAGCGTTTGTCGATGAGTTATTTGCGAAAAACGCAACGATTACAAAGATACAGAACGTTGATTTCACGGGGAATAATATCAAAGGCGGTCGCATTACATCTTTAAATGGAGATACTCAGTTTGATTTACAAACAGGCTGGCTTGAGATGAACGGCCACGGCGTTGGCATCAAAAATCAATTCCCTAATAGGCCTTTACAATATTTAGTTTTCGGTTCTGGAAACATCAACGGCGTTGAAGGTTCATACACAGCTTTATTAAGTAATAGAAATAGGTTCGTAACTATGGACCATACATCAGCAGGCCTTCAAATCTGGAATGGACGAAGCGGAAGTAATGTTCAAAGTGCCGTGAATATGTATGGGCAAAAAATCACATTTAACATAAGTGCACAACCAGGATTGAAAGAAGTGTCTATTGACACGAACACTCATACGCTTGCTGGCGTTGATGAAATTGTTATTCAAGGTGTCCGATTATCGTATATCTTAAATGATATTTACGACAATTTCAGAAATCTAGGAGCAGTGGCTGGCAATTACAGTCGAGGCTATTATACAAAATGGAAATAAGAGAGAGGCGAAACATGAATACTCAAGATAAAGTTATTAACGATTTAGCAATTCAATTAGCAAACAAGACAATTGAATGCGCAAATTACAAGGCTTTATATGAAGAAGCAGAAGCAAAAATCCAACAACTACAATCAGATAAAGAAAAGGAAGAATGATATATGACTTTTAAAATCATCAACAAATATTTACAAGAAAACAACCGTACATTCGTAGCGATTCGTCAAGAATCACCATACACAGCTTTTGACCGTGTATTGGTAGGAAACCTTGTGAACGAATCAGACGAGGAATTAATTAAGGCAGTCATTGGACAAGTAACTACTGAGTTCAATCCAGCGGATGGAGTGAAGAAACTTCAAGAAGATTTACGTACGCAAGCTGAAAGTTACGAAGAAAAGCTCGATGAGAAAGATGCAAAAATTGCAGAGGTAAAAGCCGTTGCTGATTGGGCTGTATTGGCTCGTGTAACAGATACAGACAACCCGCTAGATCCAACTGTTTTCAAACGTGGTTTAGAATTGGTAGACCCTGCTAAGACTGGCAAAACTTACCAATCGCAAGAAATCTTCACACTTGAAGATGTGAATCATGTTGAGAAATTCCAAGAAGGCAAACGCGTTATGATTCAAGTAAACGAGCCATTCACTTATCAAGGTGAAACGCTTGAACAACTAGCAACACTTGAGCAAAACGGTAAGTTAGGAATCTGGAAGTGGACTGAACCAAAAGCAGAAAAACCATCAAATGAGTTAGATACTCAGCCTGTTCAATAGACCGCTGTTTTTAGAAATGGGGTGGTTTAATTGGAATTTTTAACTTTACTTGATAAACTAACGCCCGTTTTAATTGTGATAATTCCAAGTTATTTCTCGTTTAAAAGTACGCAAAATACAAAAGAAACTGAAAAACAAATCAATGTTCTTACGGATAAAATAGGTGACCTTGAAAAGTCAGTTGGTGAAGTTACTGAAATTGGGCGAGACAATCGAAACAATCTTTCGCTTATTAGGAAAGGTTTGCAACGATTACAGCGTTTTCGATTACAAGAAAACTTAAAAAAAGCAATTAGGCGCGGGTGGACAACTCAACATGAAATCGAGGAACTTTCAAAGCTTTATGAAAGCTATGTTGAATTGGGCGGAAATGGCGCTATAAAAATATTGTTTGAGAAGTTTCTCAAACTAGAAATTTCGGAGGAAAAATAATGAACAAAATTAACTGGAAAGTACGAGTATTAAATAAAACATTTTGGCTAACGTTAGTGCCAGCTTTAGCACTGTTGCTACAAACGTTTCTAGCTGTATTTAACATTCGTTTAGAGTTAGGCGAAACAATCGATAAATTATTAGTGTTTATCAACGCTTTATTCGCTGTTTTTGTAATTGTTGGTGTGATTAACGATCCAACGACTAGCGGAATCAGCGACAGCACGCGCGCTATGACATACGAGCAACCTAACAACCAATAAACTAAAAAGAGGGAGTCTTTAAGGCTTCCTCTTTATTTTGTGTGAAAGGGGGACAACCTTTGAAAAAAATTATTAAACGACAAGCAGGCGTTTGCGCCAATGTTCGAGATAAAGATTACAAAGTGAAAGAAGAATTTTATTCACACGATAAGAACAACGCATTTATCGAGTTGCAACTAGATGGAGTAGGCGCTGAAAAAATCATAGTGTTATTCCATTTTAAAAAGACAAATCGCTTCTTGGAAGTCGCTGGAGTGGTTGAAAATAATATCGCATCTATTCCATTCGATACTAGCTTAATTACAACCGATGAAATCGTGTATGGGTTTGTTTATGCTGAAAAAGTCGTGCAATCGGCAGATATTCTAAAATTCTCATTTTGGGTTCGTGTGTCAGAAATTGATAAACACAACGAATTGCCTGTTATTGAGAAAGACACAAAACGTATTGTAGCATTAACTGACATCGTAACTAAAGCAGAACTAGAAGCAGCGATCAAGAATATTCATGTCGAGGGCGCAACTTTTGACGATTCGGAAATCTTACGACGTTTACAAGTGCTTGAAACGAAACCAGAAATTGATACAAGCACTTTTGCTACGAAACAAGAACTAGAAAACAAAGTTGAACGTACCGAGATTTCGCAAATTTCGGGCGAAATTGAGACTTTAAAGGCAAAGACGGATAAAGATACTGTTTATGACGATAGCGCCCTTAGAGAGCGTGTAACAGCGTTAGAAAACAAGACAGATAATGATACTGTATATAACGATACAGAAATCAAGCAACGCTTGGAAGTTTTGGAACACAAACCAAACGTGAATACTAGCGAATTAGTTACCAAGCAAGAATTGGAATCTAAAGGCTACTTAACCGAGCATCAGAGCCTAGAAGAATACGCTAAAAAAACGGAACTACCGCAACCGTACAACGATACAGTATTAAAAATGCGAGTTCAAAATTTGGAAACAAAATCTGATACCCTAGCGACTAAAGACGAGCTAAAAGCCGTTCAATTAAAATCAGGCGAGCGTGGCGAACGAGGAGAGCCTGGACCACAAGGACCACCAGGACCACAAGGAGAACGAGGGGCGGACGGACTGCAAGGGCCTCAAGGTTTGCAAGGTATTCAAGGTGAACGTGGACAAGATGGGCAACCTGGACCAAAAGGCGAACGTGGGGAACAAGGATCGATCGGACAGACTGGACCTCAAGGACCTATTGGGTTGACTGGTCCAAAAGGAGAAAATGGTCGTGATGGCGTTGGCATTCCGCAAACACTATCGCTTAGCGGTAACACGCTAACACTATCTCACGGTGGTGGAACAGTAAATCTACCTGCTTCCAGTCAAAATGCACCTACTCCATCAACTTCATCTAGCGAACTTACTGGTACTGGCATGCCGAATGGTAAAGTCGAAGGTACACTAGGACAAACCTATGTTGACACAGCTAAGACAAATGGCGCCTTGAAATGGATTAAACGAACTCCTTCAGGTAACACTGGTTGGGCGGTATTAGATGGAGATACTGGTTGGAAAACCCTAAATTCAGCTTCAAAACTAGGTAATTCATTCGTAAAAGCACGAAGAATTAATGATATCGTGCAATTACAATTTGGCGGTTTACAATGGGGTTGGTTCGGTATTGTTCGCCGTGGTGGGCTTGGATTCGTGGCGCATCCGGGAAACCGTGAAAAGAAAGTTTTCATCTTAACAAATGGTCAAATGCCTTATGGTTACCGAACAGCCACTTCGTTAATCGGACCAATATATAACGACGATGGAGTACCTTACGGGACATGGTACCTTGGGGGATACGGAGATGCAAATCACTTACGTTTCCAATTCTTAGACCCTATTCCAGCAGACAAAGACATCGGCGACATCAGGGTTTCTAATATAAGTTATTTTACAGACGACCCTTGGCCAACAACATAAGGAGGAATATATAAATGGAAATTGATACAAGTAGATACAGAGAGGGATTACCTCAAATCGGTTATGCGCCTTATAGACAGGTTCATGCACACTCAACAGGCAATAGAAATTCAACAGCACAAAATGAAGCAGATTACCACATGAGAAGACCTGTTGAATCAGGTTTCTTTTCACACGTTGTAGGGAATGGACGCGTAATGCAAGTAGGCCCCGTCAATCAAGGCGCTTACGATGTTGGAGGTGGCTGGAACGCTGAAGGCTACGGACAGGTAGAATTGATTGAAAGTCATTCCACAATGGAAGAATTTATGACGGACTATCGATTGTATGTAGAATTACTACGTAACCTAGCCGATGAAGCAGGTATTCCTAAAACACTCGATTCAGACGATTTAGAAGGTATTAAAACACACTATTATTGCACGTATAATCAACCAAACAATTACAGTGACCACGTAGACCCTTATCCTTATCTTGCTAAATGGGGTATTAGTCGTGAACAGTTCAAACATGATATTGAATACGGTTTAGGTGAAGTTAAAGAAGGATGGCAAAAGAATGCTACTGGATGGTGGTATCAAAGCAAAGACGGTAGCTACCCTAAAGATAAATGGCAATACATTAACGGCGTATGGTATCTATTCGATACTAGCGGTTATTGCGTCCTAAACAAATGGGTAAAACGTGCGGATGCGTGGTATTGGCTTGATAGTAGCGGTGCTATGGCTACTGGATGGAAGAAGATTAACAACGAATGGTATTTCTTCAAAGCAGATGGAGAAATGGTAACAGGATGGGTTAAATACGCAGACGAATGGTACTATTTAAACACGACTAACGGCTTCATGGAATCTAATGCTTTTGTTAAAGGCAAAGATGGATGGTACTATCTCAATGAAGATGGAACCATGGCAGAAAAGCCTGAATTTACGGTTGAGCCTGATGGATTGATTACTGCAAAAGAAGTGCGCAGATAGTTTTAAAAATAAAATATATAACATATATAAAATAATGAATAATAGCCTACCTTAACTGGT